GCGGCACTTTCAGATGGTCGTGATAAATCAGATATTGAAGAAAGTCCTTATGGTTTAGAATTTATAAACAAATTAAAACCTGTTAAATTTACATGGGACTTCAGACCAGAACATATGGCTGAAGCAAAGCAAGGTAAATCAAGAGTTGGTTTTATTGCTCAAGATTTTCAAGAAGCAATGCCAAATAATGACAATGATATACTTGATTTAGTGTACGAAATAAGTGAAGACAGACTTGAAGCTAAATATGGTAATTTAATACCTATAATGGCAAAAGCAATACAAGAGCTTTCTGCAGAGGTAAAAAAACTTAAAAACAAGTAAATATATAATAACTAATAATTAACATTTTAAAATTAAAATTATGATTGAGTACACAGATGAACAAGCAGCTGCTGATGTAATATCGGCTATGGATTCAGTTGCAATAGTGACAGCTGTTAGAGCTATTGCTGAAAGCGATAGAACTGACGAAGAAAAAGGTTCGTTATTTCGTAACGAAGGACACCTTGTTATAAAAATGGCTAAAGATAAATTTGTAGCAGCGCTTTCAAGCACGCAAAAAAGTACTATCGAAGCATTTAAATTGTAAGATGAATATAAGTAAACATGTATCTATGAAAGAAGGTGTGTATAGCATAACTGCTACGCGCCTTTGTATAGACAACATACCTACAGAATATCATTTAAACAACATGCAAATTGTTGCTAAAAATGTATTTGAACCTATTAGAGAGTGGGTTGGTGGACCTGTAAAGATAAACTCGTTTTACCGTGGACCAGAACTTAACAAAGCTATAGGTGGAAGTACTAAGTCGCAGCATTGCCAAGGCAGAGCAATTGACATAGACGATTCATTTAAACATAAAACAAACGCTGAAATGTTTGATTTTATAAAAAATGAATTAGATTTTGATCAACTCATATGGGAGTTTGGATCAGAAAAAAACCCTGATTGGCTTCACGTCTCGTACGTAAGCCCTGAGGAGAACCGTAACCGTATATTACAAGCATACCGAGAAGACGGAAAAACAAAGTATAAAATAATATAATGGCAATTAGAAAAACTACTAAAGGAAAAAAACGCAACTTCCGCACAGTCAAAGAAGGTGCAGGTATGACAAAAAAAGGCGTTAGAGCTTATAGAAAAGCAAACCCTGGTAGTAAACTAAAAACCGCTGTAACTGGTAAAGTTAAAAAAGGAAGTAAAGCTGCAAAAAGACGCAAGTCATTTTGTGCTAGATCCAAAGGCTGGACCGGTGTAAGAGGTAAAGCAGCGCGTAGGCGTTGGAAATGTTAAAATTATGGCAAAGAAAAAATTTAGTGAAACAAAAGTCGGAGCTTTTTTAAGTAAAGCTGCTCCAGGTATATTAGGAACTGTTGGTGATGTATTACCAAACAACGGTGTATTTGGTTTAGTAAAAAACTTAATACAAAAAGATCCTGCAATGCCAGCTGAAGATAAAGAAAAAGCAATGAAACTATTAGAAATGGACATAGTTGAAATGCAAGAAATATCTAAACGTTGGGATAGCGATATGAAAAGTGATTCATGGCTTTCAAAAAACACTAGACCTTTAGCTTTAATATTTTTAACAGTATCTCTTGTTTCGTTTATACTNTTAGANGGATTTGACATTAGCTTTGGAATAGATAGTGGTTGGATAGATTTATTAAAATCTCTTTTAATTACTGTTTATGTNGCTTATTTTGGCTCTCGAGGAGCTGAAAAGTTTAAATCAATATCAAAAAAATAAACCTTAAAATTAACAATTAATNAAATAAAATTTAATCAAACAAAAAACCAAAATTATGAGTAAAGAATTAAAAGTAACACCGGAACAATTAGAAAAAATTCAAGCACAACAAAGCGTTAGAACTAGATTACTATTAGACATAGGATCTGTTGAAGCGCAAAAATTTGACTTAATGAACGCTTTAGCTAACGTAGCTGCTAAAACCAAAGAAACCGCTGAAGAACTTGAAAAAGAATACGGCAAAATTAATATTAACTTAGAAGACGGTACTTACGAAGAAGTAGTACTAGAAGAAGATAAAGAAGAAGAAGAAAAAATAAACAGAATTTCCTATGGCTAAATTAATTAGAAAAATAAGCATAGGAACTGACTATAAAAATGAAGCAATGCATTACTCCGTAGGTCAACAGGTTTACGGAGGTCATTGTATTTCTAATATATTGCTAGATCAAAAAGATGATTCTTACAATATATATATTGAAAAAAATAACGAAACAATACCGTGGAAGAAATTTAACTCTAACATGGCTATTTCAATTGAATATAATTTAGAATACTAATGCAAAGTTTATTTAATTTTATAGTACAACCTAAAAACGGTAGGTACAGTAATGAAGTTTCTGTAGGTGATAAAAAACTTATATTAAACACAACAATGGACGATCATAAGTTTGTTAACAGAGTAGGTATAGTTAAATCAATACCTTTAATAGGTAAAACAAATATACAAGTAGGAGATGAAGTTATAATACATCACAATGTATTTAGAAGGTTTCATGATGTAAAAGGTAGAGAAAAAAATAGCTCTTCTTATTTTAAAGAAGATTTGTATTTTTGTTATGAAGAACAAGTATTTTTATTTAAGCACAATAACAAGTGGCAAACACCACTTAATTATTGTTTTGTAAAACCTATAGTTAAAAAAACAATGTCTCTTGTAAGCGAACAAAAAGAACGCAGACTTATTGGTATACTAAAATATGGTAATAGTTCCTTAGATGCACTAGAAATAAACGAGGGGAGCCTAGTCGGGTTCAGCCCTAGCAGTGAATACGAGTTTATAATCGACAATGATAGATTATACCGTATGAGAACTCAAGACATTACAATCAAATATGAAAATAAAGGAGACGAAGTTGAATATAATCCAAGCTGGGCAAGTGGCTGTGGAAGAACTTATTAAAGTTGCAAAAGAACCTATAGTAGACTCAGGAGACGATATAACNGCTGATAGGCTTAAAAACGCCGCTGCAACTAAAAAGTTAGCCATATTTGATGCTTTTGAAATACTTAAACGTATTGAAGAAGAAAAAGATATGTTAAACGACAAGCCTAAAGAAGCTAAAAAAGAAACTAGCTTTAAGGGGTTTGCTGAAAAAAGGTCTAAGTAATGGCTTATCAACAAACTTTATATAAAACATTAGACGATCATATAAAACAAAAAGTTATAGATCGCATGAATAGATACAACAAGTGGGAGTATGGATATAACGAAGAGTATGATGTTGTAGTTATAAGCACAACAGGTAAAATAGGTGAAATATATGAGATACAAAATCTTAAAATAGCATTACCTTTATGTGAAAAAGCTTATAAAAAATCAAACAAAAAAGAAGAACAATATTGGCAACCTTTTGAGTATCCTAAAGAATTAAACGCAATTAAAACTGTGTTTGACTGGAAAGAATACCCTGATGAATTTAAAGAAAGGTGGTATGAATACATAGACGAAGAATTTAAACGTCGTGAAGAAGGTTTTTGGTTTAACAACAATGGTAAACCTACTTTTATTACTGGGCCTCATTATATGTATTTACAGTGGACTAAAATAGATATTGGAAAACCTGATTTTAGAGAAGCTAATCGTTTGTTTTTTATATTTTGGGCTGCTTGTTTAGCTGATTTACGATGTTATGGTATGTCTTATCTTAAAAACAGACGTTCTGGATTTTCTTTTATGGCGTCTGGAGTATGTGTAGATATGGCAACAATATCAACTGATTCACGTTTTGGTATATTATCAAAGTCAGGTGCTGATGCTAAAAAAATGTTTACAGACAAAGTAGTACCAATATCAGTAAATTACCCGTTTTTCTTTAAACCAATACAAGATGGTATGGATCGTCCTAAAACTGAAATAGCGTATAGAGTTCCAGCGTCTAAGTTAACAAGAAAATCAATATTAAAAACTACAGAAGCTAGCGAAGCTTTAACAGGTCTTGATACAACTATTGATTGGAAAAACACTGGAGACAATGCTTATGATGGTGAAAAATTAAAGTTACTAGTGCATGATGAAAGTGGTAAATGGGAAAGACCTAATAACATATTAAATAACTGGAGAGTTACAAAAACTACTCTTAGGTTAGGGTCAAGAATTATAGGTAAGTGCATGATGGGTTCAACATCAAACGCTTTAGATAAAGGAGGAGATAATTTTAAAGATTTATATTATGACTCAGATGTTACAGAAAGAAACCGCAACGGACAGACTCGCTCAGGACTCTATTCTTTGTTCATACCTATGGAATGGAACTACGAAGGATACATTGATATGTATGGAATACCTGTATTCGACACGCCAAGCAAACCACAAAAAAGCCCTGATGGACAGCTTATTAAGATAGGTGTAATAGATTATTGGGATAATGAAGTTGAAGGGTTAAAACAAGATCAAGATGGTTTAAATGAATTTTATAGACAGTTTCCAAGAAGCGAAAAACATGCTTTTAGAGACGAAACTAAACAATCTTTATTTAACCTTACAAAAATATACGAACAAATAGATTACAATGAAGACACTAAAATGTCTGCAAAAGTAACTCAAGGTAGTTTTCAATGGAAAAACGGTATTAAAGATACAACTGTAGAATTTATGCCAAACAGAAACGGTAGGTTTAAAATAAGCTGGATACCTGAATTAGGTTTACAAAATAGACAACTAATTAAAAATGGTATGAAACATCCAGGTAATGAACACGTAGGTGCTTTTGGTTGTGATAGTTATGATATATCAGGTACAGTAGATAGATTAGGATCTAACGGCGCGCTTCACGGTGTTACAAAGTTTTCTATGGAAAACGTACCAGCTAATAGAATTTTTTTAGAATACGTTGCAAGACCACAAACAGCTGAAATATTTTTTGAAGATGTTTTGATGTCACTTATTTTTTACGGTATGCCAATACTGTGTGAAAATAATAAACCTAGGCTTTTATATTATTTAAAAAGAAGAGGTTATAGAGCGTATTCTATGAACAGGCCAGATAAAGTGTATAGCAAATTATCTGTAACAGAAAGAGAAATAGGTGGAATACCTAACTCTAGTGAAGACATTAAGCAAGCTCATGCTGCTGCAATTGAATCTTATATAGAAAACTACGTAGGGTTGAAGATTGAAGGTTATGGAGATATGTATTTTCAAAGAACCTTAGAAGACTGGGCAAAGTTTGATATAAACAATAGAACTAAGTTTGATGCTTCTATTTCTTCTGGTTTAGCTATTATGGCATGTAATAGAAATTTGTACAAACCAATACAGCAAAGAGAAACAAAAAATATAAATCTTGGTATTAAACGATATAACAACAAAGGACTAAGATCTCAAATAATATAAACACATGATTAACAACGGTATTAAAGGTTCTTTCCCCTCACAAGCAGTAAGCGATGCAGAGAAAATGAGTATGGAGTATGGTGCTAGAATAGGCAAAGCTATAGAGCACGAGTGGTTTAATGGATCTGGTAACGCAACTAGATATAATACATCTAAGCAATCTTTCCATACATTAAGACTATACGCTAGAGGAGAACAATCTGTAAGAAAATATAAAGATGAATTATCTATAAATGGTGATTTGTCATATTTAAACTTAGACTGGAAACCAGTGCCTATTATACCTAAGTTTGTAGACATAGTTGTTAACGGTATGGCTGATAGATCTTACGAGATAAAAGCTTATTCTCAAGATCCTGCATCTATACAGGAAAGAACTGATTACGTTACAAAGATAGCTGAAGACATGAACGCTAAGGCTTTTAAAGAAGATGTACAAAATAAGTTTAATATGAACTTATTTAACACTAATAAAGAAGAACTACCTGAAAGCAAAGAAGAGTTAACCCTTCACATGCAACTCGATTATAAGCAGTCAATAGAAATAGCAGAAGAAGAAGCTATAAATAGTGTCTTTGATAAAAACAAATATGACTTAGTGTCAAGAAGACTTAATAGTGATTTAATGATACTAGGTATTGGAGCTGTTAAATCTTCATTTAACAAATCAGAAGGCATAAAAGTTGAATACGTAGACCCAGCTCACTTAGTTTATTCATCTACTGAATCACCTTATTTTGATGATATATATTACGTAGGTGAAGTAAAAGATGTTTATTTAAACGATCTTAAAAAAGAATTTCCACAATTAACAGACGAAGAGTTAAAAAAATACAGATCCTACTCTAATAGTTACCAACAAACAGGTGACTATAACTCTAAGTCACAAGACGAAAACTCCGTAAGTGTGTTGTATTTTGAATACAAAACATATATGAACCAAGTTCATAAAATAAAAAAGACAGCCGCAGGAGGTTATAAAGCTATACAAAAAGACGATTCGTTTAACCCACCTGTAAACGAAAGTTTTGAAAAAGTTGATAGAGTTATAGAAGTTATATATTGTGGTACTAAAATATTAGGTAGTGGTAACGATATATTGTATTGGGAATTAAAAAAGAATATGATGCGACCTAAAGCTGATACTACAAAAGCAACTATGAGTTATGCTATTTGTGCACCAAGAATGTACGAAGGTAGAATAGAATCTTTAGTAAGTAGAATTACAGGCTTTGCTGATATGATTCAGTTAACGCATTTAAAATTACAACAAGTATTAGCTAAAGTAGTGCCAGACGGTGTTTACTTAGATGCTGATGCTTTAGCAGAAATAGATTTAGGTAACGGTACAAATTATAATCCACAAGAAGCATTAAACATGTATTTTCAAACTGGATCTGTAATAGGTAGATCAATGACACAAGATGGTGATATGAACAGAGGTCGTATGCCAATTACTGAACTAAACTCTAATGGTGGTAATAATAAAATACAGTCTTTAATACAAACATACAACTATTACCTTCAAATGATGCGTGATGTTACAGGTTTAAACGAAGCTAGGGACGGAAGCACGCCTAGTAAAGACGCTTTAGTTGGTATACAAAAATTAGCTGCTGCTAACTCAAATACAGCAACTAGGCACTTATTGCAATCAAGCTTATATTTAACGCTAACAATGGCGGAGTGTATTGCTATGAGGGTCTCAGATGTTTTAGAGTTTTCACCTACTAAAAAATCTTTTGTAAAAACTTTAGGTAAATTTAACGTAGGCACATTAGAAGAAATGTCTAAGTTGCACATGCATGACTTTGGTATATTTTTAGAGCTAGCTCCTGATGAAGAAGAAAAACAAATGCTAGAAAATAATATACAAATGGCTCTTCAACAACAACAAATATTTTTAGAAGATGCTATTGATATTAGAGAAGTAAAAAATCTTAAACTTGCGAATCAACTACTTAAAATACGTAGAAAACAAAAGCAAGATAAAGATCAACAACTGCAGCAACAAAACATACAAGCTCAAGGCAAAGCAAACCAAGAGGCTTCGCAAGCTGCTGCTCAAGCTGAAATGCAAAAAGCACAAGCGTTAGCGCAAACAGAAATACAATTAGAACAGTCTAAGTCTCAGTTTGCTATTCAAAAAATGGAAAGAGAAGCTCAAATAAAAAGAGAGTTGATGCAGTATGAGTTTGAATTAAATATGCAGTTGAAAAAAATAGAAACTGAATCTATTAAAAGCAAAGAAAATCAAAAAGAAGATCGTAAAGACGAACGAACTAAAATACAAGCTTCACAACAAAGTGAACTAATCGCACAAAGAAAAAATGACGCTCCACCTAAAAATTTTGAATCTGCAGGGTTTGATAATTTAGATGGGTTTGGATTAGAACAGTTTGATCCGCGTTAAATATTAACTATTTAATTATATTATATTATGTCACAAGAAGAACAAGTGATTCAAGAGGTTGACAATCAAGAGACTCCGGTCGTAGAAACTCAACCAGCTAAGGAAGAAATTTCTTACAAAGAAACAAAAGACGATGGGACTATTAAAATAGATCTATCAAAGTTAAACCAATTTCAAAATCAAAATCAAGATGCCATACGGGAAGAAACACAAAAAGAAAGTAGTAAAGAAGAAAGTATCAATGAAAAAGAAGAAAAAGAAGTAGTAGAACAACCTACTCTTGAAGAAGTAAAAGAAACATCTGTTGAGGTTGAAGAGACCAAAACAGAGCAAATTGTTGAAGAAAAACAAGAAGTACCTGTAACTCCTCAAGTAGAAATACCTGAGGGGCTAGAGGATCTAGTTAAGTTTATGCAAGACACTGGCGGTAGTTTAGAAGACTATTCTAGGTTAAACGCAGATTATTCAACAATTGATGATAATGCTTTAATAAAAGAGTATTATAAAAACACTAAACCTCATTTAAATAATGAAGAAGTTGAATTTTTATTAGAAGACAACTATTCGTTTGATGAGGAAATTGATGAGCCAAGAGATATTAAAAAGAAAAAATTGGCTTTCAAAGAAGAAATTGTAAAAGCAAGAAAACATCTTACTAGTCTAAAGGA